GATTACCTCTGGTTCCGCCACTTCCTTCGTTTCAAATCGTACCCACGCCGTTCCACGTCCCGGCAGTAGACGATCAAGAACCGCATGCTTATTCGTGTTGTCGAAGTCACCATAGTGGTCAATCTCGTATTGAAGGGCACGTTCAAGGATAACGGAGGCTGTGCGGCCTACGGGGTCTTTGTCTTTCCATCGGCGCTCTACCTGTGCGCGTGGAGTGCGGCCATACAAGGCAGGCAGCATCGTTTGGATGTTCGCCCAAAGGATGTTGTAGCGCTTGCCTGAGTCGCTGTAGCCTTGCCGCTCATCACGGTAGCGCTTTACGATCTTGTCGCCGCGCTTGACCCACTTCTTATCCTCATCGGAGGCAAGTTTCAGCTCTTGCGTCCATCGGCGGTGTTCGTCTACGGGGTTGATTTCGTCTTGTTCAATCATGGGATGATTCCTGCGGCTACTGCGCCGTTTGCGGCAAAAGGGATGCCGTTGCTATAGGTTGCGGCCGAGTTGGTGGAGATGCACAAAGCGCCACCAGACAAGGGGAGGCCGTTTGTCCATGTAGTTCCAGCGGGTAGCCCTGCGGTTGCGTCAACGTAGCGAATCTGCCCTGCGTCGATTCGAAGTAAGCCGTTGGAATATTCATCCCCGCCAGTTGCGGAGGTCAATACGCCGTTAGTGAATGTGTCGGTAGGCTGAATAGCCCCAATGCCTAGCAGTACCGCGCCGCTTGTAACTGTTAAGGTGCTCATATATTTACATGCGCCCCGCTTTTTTCATTACATCAATTTGCGATAGCGCCATGTCTTGAACTTTGTCCAATGGCGCATTCTTTGGTATGACCACCGCAACACCAGATTGCACCTCAATCAAGACGACACTTCCAAGAGTGTGCTTTTTTCTTTGAAACTCTTTTACGAAGTTAATCATTAAAACCTCTCGCGCTTTGTAGGGTTTTCCGCCCACAGAGAATCGAGCGGTTTAGTGATTATGCGGCCATTTACGCCTTTTATGGCAAATTCTGCCTCTTTTGGCTCTTCTTTTGGCTGAACTTGTGCCATTACCTGACAACCATAGGCGAAGCCATCGGAAGGGTGAGACGCCCAATTGTGGTTTGGCTCTCGGCTAAATACGCCCGATTCCTCGTTGTAGACAAACTCCCACGCCAATAGACCGTCTAGGCCTTGTTCGCACTTGGTCTTATGAAAGGCGCATTTCTTGATGGTTGTCCGTGCGGCCTCGATCTGGTCAGACTTGCGAGACTGCGGGACTATCGCCAGCTTGTCATGGCCGAATGCCGCAATGAATCGTTCTATGGCTGTGTGCTTGCTCTGGAATGTCTTGGCCCTTGCGTCTGACGGTAGCCATATCTTGCCTAAGCAGTTGCGCCCACCAATATCGGCCAGCTTGTCTCTTAGCTCGGGTATCCAGTCATCAGCATCCATGCCGTTACCCTGCGTGTAGTCCACAAGGTTAAACCCGCCCGGCACAGCTTGCCAGAACCACCACGCAGTTGTATCCCTGAAACCCAAGTCAGACGATAGGATAATCTTCGCGCCGTCTGGGTCATAGATGACCTCGTCGTTAATGCGCCCCTCTCGCTCTGCTTGGCCTACCCACTTCGCCAGAATAGCGCCTTGGCTTGAGCCATACGCCCCATTCCAGACGTGCTCGGCTTTATCCTCATCGGCCTCAAAGTCTGCCAGCATATCCGCATAGAGCGGCGTTCCCTTAAACCACGGATTGTCGTACCAGTTAATCATGATGCAGATAGCATCCTCTCGCTTTTCCTTGCGAAAGAACTTATCTACTGCGTCAGTCTTGTATCGTGGATTCCAGCTAAACCACAGCTCAGAGCCGGGCTTGCGGATGGTAGGGCGCAGCAAGTCTAGCGAGTGCTGGCTAAGGGTTTGGGCTTCCTCTACCCATGCAATGTCAAAGCCTTCTAGAGACTTGATGTTTGCCGCATTGAACGACTGCAAGCCTTTGAAGATGATTAGGCTGTCGTGCGGCCCTCGTATCTCTGATTCCAGAATGGTGAACTGCGGATCAAGGCCCATGCCTATGATCTTGTCCACAATAAGCTGCTTAACGGATTCCTTGATCGAGATTTGCACCTCTCGCAGACACACGATGCGCTTACCTGTTAGGGCTTGGCATACGATCTGCTCTGCGAAGAAATGCGACTTGGCCCCACCTCGCCCACCGTATGCGCCTTTGTAGCGCTTAGGCTGGAGTAATGGGGCTAGTTTTGCGGGGACTTTAAGTTTGAGGGTTGACAATCTCGAACTGCACTCGGTTGACTGTCTCGAAAGCCTTATCGTCAGCGTTTGCCATCTCTGTGCGCGCTAACTTAGGAATGTGATATTCAACCACTGACTGAAAAAGCTCAAACGCCTTTGCGGGGTTTGGCTTCACGTCTTGATCGGGGATTCCATGCGCCACTTGATCGAGCCATTCAGAGAGCCTATGAGCGTTTCCGTCTACGAATAGGGCTATGGCCTCACGCGCTTGCGTTGTCGCCTTGTTGGGCGTTCCAGCGGGTCTACCGTTGGGATTATTCGTCTTACCTTTGCGCGTTTGTTTCGGGTTGTTGTTTTCAGCCATAGCCTCACCCCTTAGAGAGGCTAGATAGCAGAGCCATCAATTTCGGGGGCTGTTGTTTAGCAATGTCTTGATACAACACTCTTGTGTAATGCGTCGAATGCGACAAAGCATGATTATGATCTTTGATTGCCTTAAGCAGCCTTGACCGAATACAAGTGTCGCTCACTCCAAGCAACTTAGCAATGCTCTTGGGTGTCATTCCCATGTTGCTCATTATTTGAGCTTTTAGGATGTTTTCCTCATTCATGATTGTTTTTGCCATAGTCTTACCTCGGGTTTTCCGTGATAGCCAATTATAGGCATGGATTGTGCTTTTCGCTATTTCCTACCAAGGTGCGAATTGATCGAACCACATCATAAAGCGATAGGCCGCATATCCTGCGACACCCCCAGCGCTAATGACTGCGATTGTGAGTGCTGCGCTTACTGCGTTGATTTCAGTTTTTGACATTCTTCCTCCTGTTGATTGGTTGATGGTGGCCGGCGCTGATCTCCGGCTTGAACCCTTGCGCCATCACGGCGGTGGCTCTGGCTCTCGATTTCCCCAGCGTCTCAGCCGACGCATTCACCATCACGGCTGCAATATACCTGCGGATTCAGGCTGTTTGAGCATCCTTTGCCTGTCTGGATGCACCGCAGTTCACAAACTTTATATTGCATGCGTGATAGCCCTCGTCTTTCCGAGGCGTCACCGAGCGTCATATCCAGAATAACCCCGCAGCGGGAGGCCGTGTTAGCGAACCTGCTTAAGCGCTCCAGCTATACCGATTAAATGGTCTCCGCTGCGTTGCTTAACGGATTGACTTTTATGTTTGACCGATTCGCCCTCAATAAATGATTTATGCGATTTCAGAAGAGCATCATGGGCAATTTTTATTGCCTCTGACATATCAAACTCTCCTAAGCTTATGAAGTCTTTTTCGGCCTTTTTCAACAGATAAAGCGCTTTACTTGTTTGCACAGCAATCCCTCCAAGTTAAATAACCATCGCGACTGCGGACTAGCAGATATTTAGCTACTCGCACCTAAATTCATGACTATTCGGGCCAATCCGCATGCGTGATGGTTGATGGTGCGCGAGTGATCTCAGCGCGGCTACTTCAATTGTTTGTTTGGCAGAAGTGATTAAAAATCTAAGCCCATTCCATCAATCAAACCGCCTGTTACTTTAGCTGCATCGGGGTTAATGATGCCAAGCGGCTTGATTCATGCATCCATTCTCAAAATTGCGCTAATGTTTAAGGCTCGGCGCTTTTAATGCTTGCACTGCCAAAACAATCGGGCTGTCAGTGGTCGCACTTGAGAGAATTGTCTAGTCTAGGATTGAGACTATCGGAGGGAGATAATGAGCCGCCCTTTGTTTTATTTTAGCACTTCTGCTGCTTTTAAAGCGCCTGTTTCGCCGTCAAATGTCAGAACCAAATTTGCGCCATTAACAACTGGCATGCGCTCAAACTCAGGATTGCACCAATCGGGC